GTCTGGTGATGGCTCGGATGGGTTGATTGCGTGTGGGTTGCATACGCAGGCGGTTACTGACGCTAACGAGTTGATTAACCTTGGGTGGGAACCTCAATGGGTTCTTACTAAAAGGGCAGATTCGTCTGACGACTGGATACTTGTTGACAATATGCGTGGCTTTCTGGCGACAGGAAACTCAACCATGTTGCGACCAAATCTTCCCAACTTAGATGGCCTGACCAGTAGTCCAAGACTTGCCAGCAACGGTTTTGTTTTCAGTACTACTGCTGGTCAGCAGCATATCTACATCGCCATCCGCCGTGGTCCTATGCGGGAACCGGAGAGCGGGACGCAGGTGTTTAATACTATAGTGCAATCCCCTCAATCTTCTGGAGCGGTGAGAACTGTAGGGTTTCCCGCTGATATGATTCTTGGGGCCTTCAGAAACGCAGCCGTGGGGAAACTTGTAAACACCAGACTTACAGGGTTTGCCAACACAAGCGGTGCGTCTCAGAATACGAAAGGTTTGTTTACAAACGCAACAGCCGGTGAAACGGACGAATACCCCTTGTTTTATGATGTGTGGAATACCACTGCCAAAGATGGTGATTTCATCTATTCCTCAAATGGCGTTAATTATTTCTTCCGCCGCGCACCGGGGTTCTTCGATGTGGTGGCGTATACTGGGACGGGGGCTAACAGGACTGTCAGCCATAACCTTGGTGCTGCGCCTGAGTTGATGATTGTGAAAAAGCGCAGTGCAGCGGACAACTGGGTTGTTTATGCCGGTGACGCCACGGACTACTTAATCCTAAACTCAACGGCGGCGACCGCTGATCTTGACACCATGTGGAATGACACAGCCCCAACAGGCAGCGTCTTTTCGCTTGGCACGAACGATGACGTAAACGGCAACACGGCCAGATTCATCGCCTACCTCTTCGCTACACTCCCCGGCATCAGCAAGGTTGGCAGCTACACGGGCAATGGTTCAAACCAAACGATCAACTGCGGCTTCACGACGGGTGCAAGGTTCATCCTTATCAAGCGCACGGACAGCACGGGTGATTGGTATGTCTGGGATACGGCAAGAGGTATCGTCACGGGCAACGATCCTCACTTGAGCCTGAACACGACTGCCGCAGAGGTGACGACAAACGACACGATTGACCCGGATAGCACTGGCTTCATCGTCAATCAGGTTGCCGCCACCAACGTAAACGTCAACACTGCGACCTACATCTATCTGGCGATTGCCTAATCAACCCCATCTGAAAGGATCAATCTCATGGGCGAATACAGACACAAAGTCACGGGCGAGGTGAAAACCCAAGGAGAATGGCGCGCTGCCAATCCTCAAATCTCGCTCCCTCGCGCTTGGAACCAGAACGTCCTCAACGCTCTGAACGTCGAGGCCGTTTTTGAGACCCCAAAGCCGGATGCCGGTCCGTATCAAATGGCTGTTCGTAATGGCGTCACCAAGGACAGCAACGGCAACTGGGTGCAGGCTTGGGTTGTCGTTGACATGTTTAAGGACGATGCGGAAGGCACCAAGGCTGAGAAGGAAGCTGCATATCAAGCCAACCTTGATGCAGAGGCAGCCAAGGCTGTTCGCTCTCAGCGCGACAGCCTGCTCGCCGCGACCGATTGGATGGCTTTGTCCGACGTGACGCTGAGCGCAGAGATGGCTACCTATCGGCAGGCGCTTCGTGATATAACGGCTCAAGAGGGCTTCCCGCACAGCGTGAACTGGCCCGCCAAGCCGTAAGGAGCGCACATGCCGCTTGTCCCGCTTCAAATTCCGCCGGGCATTTCTCGCAAGGGAACTGCTCTAGAAAGCACGGGCCGCTGGTTTGACGGCTCGCTCGTTCGCTGGAAGGATGGCGTCATGCAACCCGTTGGCGGCTGGGTTCAGCGGGGCGATGCAACGGCCACGGGCGTGGCTCGCGGGGCTGTTGCATGGCGCGCGAACAACGGCACGCGCTGGCTGGCCTTTGGGACGCACAACGCGCTGAAAGTCATGGGTGCCAGCAACACCGTAACCGATATTACTCCGACCGGGCTGACGGCTGGCATTGTCAGCGCAGATGCAAATGATGGCTACGGCGGTGGGCTTTATGGCGTCAGCTTCTACGGAACTGAGCGGCCAGAAGGCGAAACCCCGATCCCAGCGACGACTTGGTCTTTGGATAACTGGGGCGAGTATCTTGTCGCATGTTCTAACGCTGACGGCGACATTTATGAATGGACCCTCAACACGGCCAATGATGCCGTTGTCGTGACAAACGCGCCGACGAGCAACAGCGGCATTCTTGTTACCGAGGAGCGTTTCCTGTTTGCCCTTGGCGCTGGCGGCAACCCTCGCAAGGTTCAATGGTCCGACAGAGAAAACAACACAGTCTGGACGCCCAGCACGACGAACGAGGCTGGCGATCTGGAGTTGCAGACCAACGGCCAAATCATGCTGGCGCTTCGCACGCGCGGGCAGGCGTTGATCTTGACCGACGTGGACGCGCACACAGCGACATACCAAGGCCCGCCCTTTGTCTACGGCTTTGAGCGTGTCGGCTCGTCCTGCGGTGCCGCCTCACGCAACTGCGCTGCGGCGGTTGATGCTGGCGTGTTCTGGATGAGCCGCGACGGGTTCTACTCGTTCACCGGCGGCGGCGTACAGCCCTTGCCGTCCGAGGTGTCGGACTACGTTTTCAGCAATCTGAACATTGCGCAAATTTCTAAGGTCGCCTGCGTGGCGAATGGCCTTCAGAATGAGGTTTGGTGGTTTTACCCATCCGCCACATCCAATGAAAACGACAGGTATGTGTCTTATAACTACGCTGAAGGGTATTGGACTATCGGCGCAATGGCCCGCACATGCGGCGTCGATGCTGGCGTGTTCCGCAACCCAATTATGATCGCGCCAACAGGGCCGATTTACGCGCATGAAACCGGCTGGAACTATGATGGTGCCGAGGTCTATGTCGAAAGTGGCCCGGTGCAGATCGGCGTTGGCGATCAAACGATGATGGCCAAAGAATTGATCCCGGACGAGAAAACGCAGGGCGACGTGACTACGACGTTCAAGACCCGGTTCTATCCGAATGACACAGAGCGGTCTTATGGCCCATATTCGATGGCGGCACCAACCAGCGTGCGGTTTAGCGGTCGTCAGGTCTCAATGCGCGTTGTCGGCGCGCGTCTGGCTGATTGGCGCTGGGGCATCCCGAGGCTTGACGTTGATGCTGGGGGCCGTCGATGAGGTTTGGCATCCCGGTCATCGGGCAGGATTTGCGCGGGTGGGGCGAGGAGTTGCGCCGTTTTCTCGCGCGGACGTGGGATAACCTCAGCTTCAAATCGAGCGATGCCAGCCCGGCGACGGACGGGATTATTCTGTGGGATGCGGCTGGCGGCTACCCCATCGTCTCCAAAGGCGGCGAGTGGCGGCAGGTCGTTCTGGCCGACGGCTATGCGGTATTGGGCCAAGATGCTGACATCACGGCGGCGGCGGCTGACACGGCTTATAAGATTGCCTTGGATGACATCACCACCGAGGGCATCACGCTTACTGGATCGCCCCTGACTGAGATCACCTTTATTGAGGGCGGCTTGTACAAGCTGGCCTTCACGGCGCAGATTGCGAGTTCCACGTCCAGCACGGTGAACTTTCGGTTTTGGCCGAGGCTTAACGGCACGGACGTGACGGGCAGCACGATTGTCGCCAGCCTGCACAACAACGGCGCTACCATCGTGGTTTCTCGGACAGCGATTTTCAGCGTCAATGCCAATGACGTGCTGAATGTGATGTGGGCCACTGACAACACGAGCGGAACTTTGAAGGCGCACGCCGCAACGGCCTACGCACCAGCCTCTCCGTCGGTGACGCTGGTCATCAGTCGGGTGCAAGCATGACGCTCTTAGAGCATTGCCGCAAGTGGATTGAAGACGCGCTGGAATACAGCGGCGGGTCGCATGATTTCCAAGATGTGGCTGAGGGCATCCTGAGCGGTCGCATGCAGTTGTGGCCTGCTGAAAAGGGGTGCGCTGTCACTGAGATTGTGTTATATCCTAAGAAAAGTGTCCTGCACGTTTTTTTAGCCGGTGGTGAGATGGAAACAATCGTCAACATGATTGATTCCGCCGTGGCTTGGGGAAAGACACAGGGCTGCACATCAATGACAATCGCTGGGCGACGTGGCTGGGAGCGAGTTCTTGCGAAGCACGGATACAGGCCAGTGATGACAGTGTTGGAAAGGGACTTTGAATGAGCGGCGGCGGTAAGGGTGGCAAGTCCACCACGGAAGTCAAAATCCCCGAATGGCTGGAAGCGGCGGCCCAAGAGAATTTGGCGCGCGGCCAAGGTGTCGCCAACATCGGTTATACCCCGTATTACGGCCCTGACGTTGCTGCCATGACGCCGATGCAGATGGCGTCTATGCAGGGCACAAGCAGCGCAGCCGGGGCCTTTGGCCTGCCGGGTGGCGGCATGACCGGCATGGAGGGAATGCCTGCACCGCAGACCTTCGCTGGCGGCTTGCAGGGTTACTCATCTGGCGGTCTTTACGATCAGGCATTGGCTGAGTTGCAGACCCGCCGACCAGGCCAATACAACGCCATCACAGGGATGTTCATCGATCCGATCACTGGCGCGCAGCCTATCAACACTTTCGAACCGATTACGACGCTTCCTGTGATGCCAACGCCTGCCATCCCTTCGGCAAACAGTCAGCGTGATGATCGTGGGCGTGATGGAGATCGTGGCATGTCGCGCTCGACTAATGCGAACGATGGCGGCTTCACCAGCGTTCAAGACATGTTTGACGGCGGTGGGCCGGGTCGCAGCGGCACTACATTTTCTGGCGGCCCGCTTTCTGGGGCCGCCAATCGTGCAGGAATTGGCCCTATCGGGCGGGACGGCGGCGGTATGGGACGGGGGAAATAATCATGGCTGGTGGATCAAACCCAAGACGAGTTGCAACGCCGTCTGCTGCGCCAGCCTCTGTGCCTGCGGCAGTGGTTCGCCCGGCTCCTACGCCGTTTAACAGCACGCCAGCTCAGCCAGCCCCGATGCAAGCAACTGTTATGCCGCAGTCCGCAGCCCCGACGCAGCCGAACGTGTTCCAACAGTCGGCTGGCGCTTACACTGGCGCGATTAATGCTGCCAAAGCAGCGGCGGCATTCCGGCCTCAACAAGTCGGTGCAGAGCGCGTCGGAACAACCTTCGGATACACGCCGGACACGGTTGCGGCGCAAACTGCTTTTGGCGGCATCCAGCAATACTTCAATCCGTATGAGCAGCAGGTCGTCGATCTATCGCTGGCTGACCTTGAACGCCAGCGCATGATGCAGACCGCACAAATGGGCGCGCAGGCAACGGCGGCTCGGGCCTTCGGAGGGTCTCGCCAAGGCGTGGCTCAGGCTCTTACGAATGAAGCCTTCGCAAATCAGGGTGGCCAGCTTGCGGCTCAGCTCCGCCAGCAGGGATTCCAAACCGCACTCGGCGCGTCTCAGCAAGATGTGGCCAATCAGATGCAGGCTGCTCTGGCCAATCAGGCTGCCCGTGCGGCTCAGGAGCAGTTTGCCCAGGGCACGCGCTTGCAGGCCCAACAGGCCAATCAGCAGTCTGCACTGCAGGCTGCACAGGCTAACCAAGCCGCCGCGTTGCAGGCTGCAAACCTGCGCGCATCGGCGGCAAGCCAGCTTGGCAATCTGTCGCAGACAGGCTTCAACATGGGCCAGAGCATCACGCAACAGCAGATGCAACAAGGCGCGATGCAGCAGGCCATCAATCAGGCTTTGATTGACGCTGCACGCGGTCAGTATGGCGGCTTCACGGGTTCGCCCGGTCAGTCGCTTAACGCTACATTGGCTGCTCTCGGCGGCGCAAATATGGGCCAGCAGACGACCACCCAAACGCAGCGTCCGGGGCTGTTTAACTATCTGTCGCTGGGGCTGGGGGCGCTGTAATGAGCGTGATGGACTACGCCAACGCGATTGCGAGCATCGAAAGCGCCGGAAGCGGCGACTACGCTGCGCTTGGCCCGGTCACAAAGAAGGGCAACAGGGCTTATGGCCGCTATCAGGTCATGGACTTCAACATTGGCCCTTGGACTGAGCAATATTATGGCCGTCGCTTGACGCCGGAAGAATTCCTCGCCAATCCGCAGGCGCAGGATGCCGTGTTTGCTGGGGCTTTCGGATCGAGCGTTCAAAAGTATGGCAATCCGCAGGATGCGGCGTCTGTTTGGTTCACCGGCAAGCCCCTGTCTGAAGGTGCAAACCGTAGCGACATTCTCGGGACCACAGGCAGCGTCTACGTTGACAAGTTCAACAAGGCTCTCGGCATCGGCACCATGCCGGTAACAGCCAGCGCGACGGGCAACGCAGGCGCTTCAACCTACGATGTGCCTTTCCGTCCCGCCACGATGGACGATCCGTTCGAGGGCATGGGCCTGCTTTCTCGCTTGGCTGCATCCCGTGGCATCGCGCAGGACGCGGAGGCATCGCCCATCGCAAACCTGTTTAATATTCTGACGCAGAAAGAAGACCCGCGTTTGGCTGCACTAGCCAAGCAGCGTGGCGGCTTCTTCGGGCTTTTGGGGGGCTAAATGGCTATCACACGCGAAGACTTGATGCGCGCGGGTATCGGTACGGGCGGCATGAACCCAAACGTCATTCCTGTGCAGGACATGAGGATTACCGGCCTGCCAGCCGCAGCGCCAGCGCAAGCCGCACCGATGCCTGTGCAGGCTGCACCTCAGCGCCAAGGCTTGCTCGGTGGCTTCTTTGGGCCGCAGGGTCGTGACGCACGCGCCCGCCTCGCGATTGGCCTTGAGGGCCTCACGATGAACCCCAATCAGGCGCTTATCGAACAGTTGCAGCAAGGCATCGAAAGCCGTGAGACAGCAGCCCAAAAGAACGCCACAGCCGCTTGGCTGCGCTCACGCGGACGTGGTGATCTGGCGGCTGCCCTTGAAGCGGGCGCGTCTGCGCAAGATGTACTGGCCGAGGCCTTGAAGCCAGCGCCGACAGTTGACCCTCAGTCTGCGATTGCAAAACTTGCAGCTGATCTCCGGAACGGTCTGATTACGCCCCAAGAATATCAGATTGCTCTGGCCGGGTTGGCCCCATCTCAGACCAACGTGTCTATTGGCCCTGACGGCCAAGTCCAATTCACGCAAGGCCCCGGTGCAACAGTCAAGCCCTTCACCGAGGGACAAAGCAAGGACGTTGTCTATGCGACGCGCGCTCAGGGTGCGCTTGAGGTTCTTGAGCCTGTGGCCGGTGAGTTGACGAGCCTTAGCAGCCAAATTGCCGAGTACGATCCAACCGGCATGGTCCGCAGCCGCGTGCAGTCTCCCAACTATCAGGTGGCACGACAGGCTGGCGACGAATTCTTGCAGGCCATCCTTCGCAAGGACACTGGTGCTTCGATCACAGGCCAAGAACAGGCCCTTTAC